TTTTAGCACCCCCCACATAGGTTGCAGGTTTCTTCGCTTCCCGTTCTTCTTTTGACTGCGACAGGGCAATGTAGTGTGTTTCACCGAATTTTCCTTCGGTCTTTCTTTCAGCACAAACAAGTTTGATGTACTTCTTTCCGTTCTTTCCGGTTGTGATTGCCTCGCTGGGCAGGTCACTTAAACATATATCGAGTATTAACATGGTGCAAATATAGTAAATTAAATCTGTTCTGCAAATTCTTCAAACTTATTTCGTACCGTTTCAAGGTTTTTTCCGAACCTTTTATCATACAGCATCAGGTTATCTACTACACGGCAGGAATTTATTATCGTGGAATGATCACGACCACCGCATAGCTGACCTATTTGGTTGAGTGAAAGGGTTGTTTTATTCCTGCACAGCCATTGAAATACCTGTCGAAGTTCAACAATTTCACGCTTCCGGGTTTGTATAGTGATAAATTCAGGCTGGTAATTGCTGAACACCGACTTAATTGCCATGTGTGCTGCTTTGATGTAATGTTCATCCTTGTTCATCGTGTCCATTTTGAGCATCCGTTCAAGTTCTGCAATGCGTATTGACTGGTGATAGATGACTTCATTGAGCCGTTCAATCTCGCTGCGTCTAAATGTTGTCCTGCTGTTGTGCTGTGGTGCTTTGATTTTTATTCTCATGTTCTTGTATTGATTGAAATATTGCGTATGGTATTTGTGGTACTACTGCGTTTCCGTATGCTTTGATTTTTTCTCTAACCAGTTTATCGGAAAACCCATCATCCAAGCATATAACTGGGGGTTCAGTATTCCAGGTACTGCCCCGACTAATCTGTATAGATGTTCCGTAAGGGCTCCAGGTGAACGGTGATGTCTGCGCTGCCACATAGGAAAAGAAAGTTTGCATCTGTTGCAATCTGATGCTACTGGGGTAAGCAACCAAATACAACCTGGCACGGTGATGGGGCGCACCGACTTCTGATGCACGACAAACTCTCCATTCTGCATTGTACCCCATTCTGGCAAGTTCGGTGAGTGCTGTTCTAATGTCTGCTCCTCCGTTAGTTTTAAGAAAGTTTGCGACATTTTCGGCGACAATATATTTCGGTCTGATTTCTTCAATGGCTCTAACCATTTCCCAAAACAAACCTGTTCTGCTGCCTTGTAACCCTTGTTGACCTTTGCCATCTTGTTTTGCGATGCTTGCGTCTTGACATGGGAAACCACCTGTGATGATGTCGATGTTTCCTCTGTGAATAGTGAAATCTGTTTTTGTAATGTCATTGTATGATATTGATTGTGGCCATTTAGTTTTCAGTACATTAGAACCAAATGGATTTATTTCGCAATGGAACACATTCTCCCATCCCATCCATTCTGCTGCAAGGTCAAAACCACCAATGCCTGAAAATAAACTGCCGTGTTTCATAGTGCAAATATAGTTATTTATATTTAATTAAAAAATGTATTCTACCGTTTTACCCATAAAATTGCATTGCAGAGTTCCGGTCATCCCGTTCCGGCACTTGCTTATGATAAGTTCAGCATCTTCAAGTTCAGGTGGGTTGCCACCATTCTTCTGTGCTTCATAATAATCAGGGCGGTATGGGAATAACACGGTGTCCGCATCCTGTTCTATTGCCCCTGACTCACGTAGGTTTGCCAATTTCGGGCGGCTGTTTCCTTCCTCTGTTCCCCTATTCAACTGTGACAATGGCATCACCGTACATCCGCATTCTTTGGCAATCATTTTGCATTGCCTACTGATGTTTGCTATTTCTTGCTCCCGATTTTTACCCCCTGTGCTTTTAACCAACTGCATGTAGTCAATTATTACCAGTGTGGGTTTTACTTTCATTGTCTTTATTCGGGTTTTGATTTGAGCAATGTCAAGCATAGTGCTGTCTTCAATTTGAAATTTAATGTCCATTTTTAGCAGTTCATCTGCAATCCGTTCAAGTTCAAATTCATTGACATCAGCGTTGCGGACTTTCAGGTTGTCCACCCTACCAAGTGATGAAAGTATGCGGTCTGCAAGTTGTTCCTTTGACATCTCCATACTGAACATAACAACCCTTCCACCCAGCTTTGCATGAGCAATACCGATGCTAACTGCAAATGCTGTCTTACCCATTCCGGGCCGACCTGCCACCACCACATTTTCACCCGGTACAAAACCACCAATGTACTTGTCCAATCTGGTAAACCCGGTAGGCAGTCCAATGGTTTTTATTGCTGCCTTACTTCTTTTTTCCAAGTTATCAAATCGATCACCAAGTAATTTAATTAGGTCAACAGCATTACCACTTTCATTAAGCTGCAATTCATCAATACTTTTCTGCACTTCTGCTATGCTTTCAATTATGTCGCTGCCTTTGGTAAGGTCATTGACAATTTTTGTCAAGTCAATAGTCAGGGTTTTGCGGATGTATTCCTGATGCAACATTGAAATCAACCGGGTAATGCTTTCCCCTGTGTAGTAATTGTTTAACCCTGCGATGTCCATTGCCATGTCACGGTGCTTCATTACCACCGCTACATTGTCGATGTGTTCGTTATTGAGGTACATTGCCTGAATGGTCATGCAAAGTGTTTTGTATTTGGCTGTTGTAAACCATTCGCTTCGTACATTTGCAGTCAAGTCAAGTTGTTTTCCTTGCAGCCAAGTTCCGAGTATTTGTTGTTCAATCATGGTAAATAATTTATAGTTTTCGCCTGTTCAACTTCCATAGGTTTCAAAAATGGGATTGTGTTTGATAGTTTGGTTTTCCAGTTCTTAATCTTTTTGCCGTGACCATCCACCCACCCAGCTTCCACCCATTGATTGTATTTTGCTTCAATAGGATAACGATAACCGGGTTTCAGTCCTTTCATTCCGTATTCGCAAAATTCTTCAAGCGTAGGTATTGTATTTGTATTTCTTTTTTTATTTACAATTACATTTTCATTTTCATTTTCCATATGTTTAACATATGTTTTAGATATGTTATTCATATCTTTTTTTATTCTGTTATTTCTTCTACTTTCAGAATATGCCTTACGTTTTTCAATTTCAGCTGATAATCTTTCATTCAGGTAGTTACCATTTTCATCCTTTTTGAACTTTGCAAATATATCTTCATCATATGTACCACATATCTGTAACATATCTTTTTGAGTCAATATGCCTTTTTGGTGTTGTAGGCATAGCAAGGTAATATATTTTCCTTTTTGCTCCATAGTCAAAAGCATTGTTCCAGTCAGAAAGTCGCTGGAATAAAATAGGAATGCTGGATCTTTACTCATTGTGTTTGTCCTTTCAAGGCTAATTTTTTGCATTGCTGATAATAGATTATTTGCATATCATGTTTAATACAAAGGTAATTACATTGTAATAACGTGATTAAACCATTGATGCGCCTGTAATCTTCATACTCTTTCCGCAGTTCAAGTTCTGCGATTTGCTGGTCACAATATGTGACCGGTAGTGGTGTGGGTTTGTAAATGTTCATAAAAAAAACACCCACACTTTCAAAGGTTGAACCCGGCCCCAAGTTAGCCGACCTTTTACTTGCGTGGGTGTTGTTTAGGTTTTTACTCATTGTCTTGGTTCATCGGCACGGGGTTCAGTCGTGTTATTCCGATATGCAATAATAAAACAAAGATTTCAGATTTCCAAATTTATTTTTTAATCGTTGCAATACTGCTGACGGTCATGATGATCTTGGTCTGAAATGTCCATTGCTTCATCCCTTGTCCATTCGATTGTCTGTGTGACATACCATGCCCAGCCTTTTTCCCATTCATTGTAAGCATGAGAATTTAACGGATAGGGATTTTCATCGTTGTTACCGTAGTAATTAAACTGTTTGCAGGCATTCCAGCCACGTTCAAAAGGTGTTATTGCGTTTTCCATGCTGCAAATATAGTTTAACTTTCTATACTTGCAATAGTTTTTGTTAAATTATTTGTGTTAAAGTTATCCACAATTTAAGAAAATAGACCTTTTACGAATAAACTTTGTCGCATGAAAGTTTATGCAGTAGTAGTTGAAACCGATGAACATGATGAATTATTGTATCAAATCGTTGGAATTTACAAAAACGAAGACGATGCCAATGATAAACTTGCAGATATTATGCAGGACATAGAAGCATACGCAAAAACGTATATTGAAAAACAACCAAATGAAAGTTATGAAGATTTTGATAAAAGACACCGTTTGTATTCAGATAACTTTCCACACAAAATAGGTTATGATTGGGTTGATGTATGCTATGTGAAAGAGTTTGACCTGCTGTGAAAAAACACACCAAAGTTTACCTTGACCATTTCGGGTATGACAAAACCGATTTCATCCCTTGCGAGGTGTGTGGTGCGCAGGCTGTTGATATTCACCACATAGAAGCACGTGGTATGGGTGGCAGCAAACAGGCTGATACCATTGATAACCTAATGGCATTGTGCAGACGTGATCATGCTCGGTATGGTGACAATAAACAATTCAAGGACTGGCTGAAAAAAGTTCACGCTATTAAACTTGGTAAAGCGCACCGAGATACTGATTGAGTTAGCCAATTCCAAATGGCTGCCCGACTTCTGCACGAAAGTTGGTGGTCATGTTGCCGCTGATTTACAACAGCACTTGCTTTTAATCTGCTGTGAAATGGAACACGAACGCCTGATACAACTGCACCAAAACAATGGACTGATATACTATTTAGTAAGGGTGGGATGCAATGCGGTAAACGGCAACCGATATACCAAGTTCTACCGGGATTTCCTGCGCACAACCGAAACCCTACCTGAAAACTACGATGAGGAAGCCGAAGACTACGATGAAACCCACATCAGGCGCAAACAGGAAGCAGTTGAAAGCATCAATTTCAAAGAGGTTGCAAACCATTTCAACCGTTCCGAGTGGTATGTGGTAAAGTTGTGGCAGCTGTGGGAAGATAAACAAAGCATGGCAATGATTGCCCGTGATACCAAAATAAACTATCGGGAGATCAGCCAAATCATAAACGCAATCAAAACACAAATAAAAGAAAAATACAATGAATACGATGACTGACATTATGGGAGTGGCAGCCTTATGCGTTCTGCTTTCCCGGTACTTCTTTCCGCCGATAATTTCTGCAATCTTCAAACTTGACAGCAGATTTCGGCCAACGATTAAACCTTTTGAATGTGGGTTTTGC